GTGGCAGCCTTCCCTAGGTCAAAATCCGTACCAGTTAAACCGGCGCGTAAGCCCTCTGTTGTTATACCTTTTAACGCTAACATGCCCAGCTTTCCGCCCAGTCCGCCAGCGACACCGGCAAGCGTCGAGCCAATACCAGTAGCGCCCAGAAAGCCACCAATACCAGTGGCTAATGCGCTACCACCAATGCTGCTAGCAAGTGCAGCCAAGATAGGAAGGAACGCCTCAGGCTGTCCCGTTTCAGGGTTAATGGTTAGCTCCCCTGTGGGCGACAGTGATGCAAGACCTTCGACTTCAATCGGATTCATGTGAACCAGCATTGAATCTCCGTATCGTCCCTGTCGGGCCATCTCTTCAGCCATTGGCTGCATTGGGAAAGGGGCTTGTTGCATATTCATTAGGTGGTCTCCACGCCGAATAGGTTGAAGCTTATATCTCCAGAACTAGCGTAGACCTTCACGACATCTGTTTGTGACAGGCATATGCCAATCACTACAGTCCTCGCGGTACTACCAGCTATTGCTTCGTTGAAAAAAATGAATTGTTTGTCATCTGCACCAGCACCAGCAACGTGAATGCTGACCCTGAACGAGCCAACTAATGCGTTCTGATTACAGATAACGAGGGAACTTACTGTAGTCTGGGTAAGATTGGGCACCGTGTACAACGTCGTAGTGGTTGTCGCGCTAGGATTTACCTGTCCCAAAACCTTGATTACGTCTGTCACGAGGCACCCATTAGAAGGAATTGATGCCTACGTAACGCTAGCGAACTCTGCTTGTCACCCTGCGTCTTTGCGATATTGATATCGTTCTCGACTCTGTTCAGTGCAATCTCAAGAGTGCGGCGTGTGTAAGCCTCATTCTCTTGCTGATACTCTAACTCTGGGATGGGCAGGGGTTGCTCAAGTATGCTCATTAGCGTCTACCGTCCTGTCTCATATCAAATCTCAAATCGCCAAGCCTCCAGCCATAACCCAAGCCATTGCTTTCTACGCGAAGCTTTGTATGTCTAGCTCTGGCTCGAACATGAGACTGCTTTGTCGTGTTGTTGATTGTTGACGTGGTCAAAGTGCTTGCCTCTTCCAAAGGAAAGTCGCTGCCCTTGAGGGTTAGATCTATCGAAGCATCGACCTCCAGACCTGTAAATGAGAAGTCAGGGATGATCCGCTTGATAAACATGAAGCTATCGCCATCTCCAATCTCAAGATCGCCAGACTCAACAAACGCAGTCATGGCTGATCCGTCATCGTCAAACCCAACCTCATGCTCGTACAGGATATTCGACTTGTCATTGGTATCAATTGCGCTTGTGGCTAACGGTCTGTTCTCAATTGAACGACCACCCCATGTACCCCTAGCAAGCGTTCCGACTGCCCACAGGTTCTCTGCATAATTGTACGAGACGTAGTTCGTTATGTCTGTGTTGCCCTCTCCGACTGGATAGAACCAGATCACCTCAGAGTATTCATTGTTCTCGGCAGCAAAGACCTTGAATCGTTGAGATATGTTTAGGTTATCGAATACATGCTCTAACACAGAACACGGCAACGGTTGAACAGACCCGTTGTAAAGATAGAAACCACCTTGATCCATGAAGTAAACAGATCCTCTAGCGTTCACAGCCGCATTGGGGGATATCATTGATATATCTGTACTTACAGTAGAAAACTGGAACGTAAAAGGTGCCCCAACAAATCTCATAGAGTGAAGGCTTACGTCAGTCCAGATAAGTATTTCCTGCCTAGCCTGCACCGCACCAATAATCTCAGACCCTGAGTTGATACGGACACCGCCAGCGGTGTTGGTCGCAGTAGGAGTCCAGTCTGCCGCGTTTTGCTGGTCAGAAAATCTAACAAACAGCGGGTCAATTGCTGAACTTCCGATTGGATTAGAACCAAAAGCAATAACGTGTTGATCAACATCTGAGACCATAACCTGTAAAGCAACAGTCGGTACGTTAGACGCTCCTCCTAGAGCCGTTGCATTAACCGCTCTGGTGCCTACACCAACAGACTCGTCCCAGTAGAAGATGCCACCGCCACGAGCGTTGAAGATAAGATCTTCGCCAAAGTTGTCCTGACTCCACAGACGCAGTTGACCGGCGGCAGATATAGAGCTTGCACTGCCAAACGTACCTGCACCCCAAGCGCCTGCACCCCAGCCCGTACCAAGAATGAAGGCGTTCAACCCAGAGTTGATTTGATATGCGGCTACAGTAGAGCTACCGCCATTGCCGGTGTCGCTAGAATTTGCCGATACAGAAGCGCCTGTAGTGTCTATCGCCTCTATCGTGAACGTGTCAGTCGTAGGCACTGACGTAATCTGATACTCCTGATTCAAGACTGCGGCTGTGATGTTACCGCCAAGAGTCGCTGCATCGGAAAACGTGACGAAGTCGTTCAAGGCAGCACCGTGACCTGCCTCTGTCACTGTGATCGTTGATGATCCATCTGTTGCTGCAAACGTTGGATCACCAGCGCCAGTGGTTAATCTTATCGGAGTTACATCATTGAAGGTGGCACCTTCATTCACATAGAACTTTAGGTTTGTTCCGATACCAAGATACCTTGTGCCCTCTAGAGATGACCAAGAATGCAGCGATCTTGCTATGCCGTAGAACGTATCTGCTACAGACTTGACCCACCCGCCAATCTTTTCAACGCGACCTTTACGGAACCGTATCTTGTCGGAGTCAAACCATCCAGCGTCTGCCGTGTACTCAGTACCCTCTTTGTTTACGCCGGGGCTGAACTGAATCTTGGCGAGAGGCATTACGTAAAAAACCCCCCAAGACCTTGAAGTGTAGCTTGTTGAGGAATACGGCTAATCGCAGGACGCGGACTGTACCCGCCCATGTTCTGAGTCTGATACGGCAGCGGCATGGGCTGTGCCTGAAACATACCTGATCCACGGTTGCCTAGCGGGTTTTGCATCATGGGCATTGGCCCTTGGTTTTGCATGGGGGGAACGTTCATGCCGCCACCCTTTGATCCACCCTTGCCCGGAGAGGGTGCGCGGAATGGCATAGGTTGATATCGAGGCTGATTGTAGCCGCCAAAATTACCTTGATACATTTGACCGTATGTGGGCCGACGGAACGGCTGGGGCTGCTGAAACGCTCGCTGTTGTGGCAACCCTTGATAACCACGGTTAGCCCTCATATCGTTCATGATTGAGTTATAACCGGAGCCAAAACTAGGTTGCTGCTGCGGTTGTATAGGAAGAATTGCTGGGCCGCTAGTCATAACCGGCTGTTGTTGTTGTTGCGGTGGTTGATACCTGTTGTTTCCAACTCCTCCGCGTCCGTAAGGGACAGTTTGCGCTCCGCCTTTGCTGCCGCCGCCTGATCCGCCTCTAGCCATGACCTATACCTCTTCCCAATTTTGCCCTAAGAACAAGAGAGCCTCTGCCTCTCTGCGCCTTACTAGACCGTCCAATACCTTACCGCCTGCTTTGTTCCATCGACGTATTTGCGTTGGAACATCGTTATAGTCTTCTTCGTTCAGCCTGATCAGCAAGGTGGACTCTCTCAGGTTAGTTGGCCCTAAGTTGTATGTCCATGCTACTAAAGCGTCGAATTGATTCTGCTCTAAAGGACACTGCACGATGTCATTAACGTACCCCTCAAACTCTTCGAGGTCTTCAACGAGCATGCTCTCAGCGTCTTCTTGAGAGCAGGTATCGCCCTCTTCTACGCCGCGAGTGTGCCCATAACCAATCGTCCAAACGTTGGCAGAACATTGATATGCCTCAAGTTCGCATCCCTCAAACTTTTTTATGAGAGCCACGCCCTCTGCGCTTGTCTTCCTATCCATAAGATCTCTGCACCTTAAAAAACGAGTTTCGTTTCTTTTGATATATATTCAGTGTACATCTAATTTCGTCAGTCGTATTGCGGTACATGTGCCTCTGGCCCTTGTTTACCCACGACACTAGGCGGTTTGGCTTCCAGATAATCTCGTCAAACGAAATTCTGTTAACACTTTCTTCTTTAACAAATGACGTGCCGTCTCCCTGCTCTGGATAAAGGTACACCACAGTGCTGACAATCTTGTTTGGGTTGTCGGCGTGAATGTTGTACTCGTAACCCGGATAACACTTCACAACTGTTACGTCAAAAAAGCCAACCGGCTCTCCTACTTTTTCTTGATAGCAGGACTTGATTTGCTGGCTTATGTCATCGCCCAGACTTGCCTCGTGCTTATCGGCACCTTTATGGTCATCGATAAGCCTGTAATCTAGATCGTCCAATTCGCCCAATAGCTGGCTATACAGGTCTTTATAAAGAAAGTTATCTAGCACCTTCACTGGCAACGTCCTTAGATTCTCTCAACCTGCACATAAGGTCTTGATATTTAACAGGATCTTGTATTTTTATTAACGCCTTAACGTCTTCTAAAGGCATTGATAGCAATGCAGGCCAGTCCGCACCTGCAAGCCACTTAGCTTTCCGCCCATGTCTATACGCTTCAAAAGATGCGCCAAAGACTCCCCAGCCTTTCTTCCTAGCATGCGTTATCGTCATGGGGATTGTCATGGCAACGATGCCAAAGTTTGCAAAGTTGCCGTGCAGAAACCAAAGGAGAACCACTTCGCCAAATGGATTGCG